TCGTTTAGCCAGCTCTGCAAGGACACAGGTTTAGATTTACTTGGTGAGTCAGGCTTTGCAGTTGAAACGGGCAGCGGGGGCGGCTCTATGCACATTTATTTCAAGCATAGCGGCAAGCCATTAATGCAGCACCATGAGAAATACAAAGGTATAGATTTTAAAAGCAGCGGATATATTGTTGGCGCTGGCTCACTGCATAAAAGCGGTTTAGAGTATGAAGAGTTGCATGGCGACCCTAGCGACGTAGACGAAGCGCCGCAAGCATTGCTAGACATACTAAAAAAACCGGACTCATACAGGGCGCATACTCAGTTAGGCGCTATTGACGTAACCGCATTACAAGCGGTTGAAATACTAAGCCACATATCGCCTGATTGCGACTATGATACTTGGATACGTTGCGGCATGGCTCTACACCATACATTTAATGGTGACGGTATAGCGATATGGGATGATTGGAGCAGAAAAGGCGCGTCATATCCTGATTTTGAAAAAATACAACGCCATTGGCACAGCTTCGGGAAGTGTCAAACACCTGTGCAGTTCGGCACATTAATACATTACGCAGAGCAAAACGGGTATTCGCAGCCCATTACTTTTGAGTGTCAAGAATTCGCCACGGGTAGCACGCCAATTGTTGATATAAAAAGACCGCCCGGCTTGGTAGGTGAAATATGCGATTGGATCAACGCATCATCACGATACAAGCTTGAGTCTTTATCAGTGGCCGCAGCAATTACCGCCATTGGAAACATTGCAGGGCTAAAATACATTGACGCACGCGACGGCATGACAGCCAATTTATTGACGTTTTGCGTCGCTGGCTCATCGACAGGTAAAGAGCATATACAACAATGTTTTTCATCGTGCTTACGTGCCGCTGGTTTAATCGACGCTATGCACGGGGCTATTAAGTCAGAGCAAGAAATCATCCGCAACATTACCCGCCATCAAGCTGCCTTCTACTCAATAGATGAGCTTGGCATTGTGCTTCGTAAAATAATACACAGTAGAAACGCCAGCTACCTAGAGGGCGTAATCGGTATTATTATGAGCGCATACAGTAAAGCCGACGCATTTTTACCAGTAGGTGGCGATGTAAAGGAAGCGCTAAAAGTAGAACTTAAAAACGAGGCGGCAGCATGCGAAAAGAAAATAAGCGAGAACGAGGATAAAACCGGAGCAGTGAAGAAAAGACTAGAACAAGTCATGCACGCACTAGACAACATATCAAACGGTATAGAAAAGCCTTTCTTGTCAATGATAGGCTACACAACGCCCGTTACCTTTAACGCAATCATGGATTATGAGAATGCCACTAATGGGTTTTTAGCGCGTGCAACCATCTTTGAAGAGCCTGAAACCAACCCGAAACCAAATAAACCAAAGGCCAGTAAAAGCATACCGGATAAGCTAGCCGCTAAATTACAACAACTGTATAGCGCAGGCGAATACGATATATTAGCCAGTAAACGGATAGAGTTTTATGGTAATCAAACACCCATAGAAACCACCAGCGAAGCAGGCGCAAGGCTCGATGAAATATTGCTTGATTTCTGGGAAATGGCAGAAGACGCAAAAGACACAGGGCTTGAGTCAATACCTCGCCGCGGTTATGAGCTTTGCGCTAAAATATCGTTTATTCTAGCGATACCAGAAGGGCTGCGCACGCTTGAACACGTCGAATGGGCATACGCCTTAATTAAGGACGATATAACCCGCAAAATTCGATTAGCGGCTTCCAATATCAACACAGAAGAATCACCTGTTGATTCCATTGTTGTAAAAATACAAGGCATACTCGAAGCCAGCGACGAAGGAGAAACGCAAGGCGTTATCATTAATCGTTGCAGACCACACAAAAAAGAGGCGGTGTTAAAAGTGCTGTTAGCGCTTGAAGAAAAAGGCATGGTGCAGAAGAAAACCGAAAAACATAAATACAGAAAAATAGATATCGTAAAATATAAGGCGCTTTAAGCGCCTTTTTTATTAGTACGTAGTGAGAACTTGAGTACTTAGTATAAGTACTATCTTTATTAAAATCAATAAGTTAAGTAGTACATAGTGTACATAGTACCTAGTGCGCTAATAACTCATAGATTTACATAAAAATACACATAGTAAAAAACACTTTTACTTATACATTTTTAAATATTGAAAAAAAGAATTAAATGTATAACTATATACTCTATATACTATATACTTATTTATCTTATTGATATTATTAGAGTTTTTATCATTTAGTATTTAGTGAGCATTTTACTAGGAACAACTATGTACACCCACAAACTAAAACTAGCAGACGGCATTGAAATGACAGTATTGTCAGTGCATAAGAATATTGAAGATTTGAAAAAGGCGTTGACCAGGGATAAAGTGTGGAGGTTTGTTTAACTGGTCAGAGTTGTCGCAGTGTGTTTTTGTGGTAGATTAGGTTTTGAAATTAACTAATAAGGATAAAAAATGTTTATATCAAAATACAAAACAATAGCAAACAAGGTTCATGAAATACAAAAAGACGGACAGGTATGTTATGACAGCGAGAGAATAACACTACCGCCAAATACGCCATTCAATATTCATACTATGGATAGTTTCGGGTTCCATCTTCTTACGTTAGATGGTAAGTGTGGAATGAGTGTTAATTCAGACGTGTTAAGAATAGGATTTTCAGAGACGGAATTTTTAATAGGCGAGTAATTCACCGACGCAGTATGTCAAAACCAAAAAGGATTAAGAGATGAGATACTACGAGACTGTAAAATACACTGAGATGAGAATAGGCTTATGGCTGGTTATTGTGACAGGGATTGCGGTTAATTGGCTAATATGGCTATAATCGTTCGTGTATCGAACGCTGTGGCGTTAAAACTGTTTTTACGTGTGATTATCGCAAGTGAACAATAAAATGCCACCAGCGCGGTTTAGGGATAATTTATAATTACTGGTACGACCAGTAAAATAATTGCAATTAACTAGTTGCATTACTTAGTTAAGTGCGCAATAATAGCTTCACGGTTTGGGAATGGCCCGAAGCGAAAAGCAAGGTAGAAGATTATGACGGTTTTTGAATTGGCAAAGTCACTAACAGAAAAGCAAGTTGACAATGTAATCGGTTACTGGAATGCGAACTGCATGGCGGGAAAGTTAAAAACTTTTAACTCGCTTGTAAGACTTGGAGATTCTAAAGCGCTAGCATGCGCGACTGTGATGATAGAAAAAGAAACTGACTCTTCTGTTTACAAGATTGCTTACGAGTCTTAACGGCGCGGCTATGAACATTGCTAGAAGCGAAAAACAGTGCCATGTGTGCGGGCGTGTTTTTTTAAATAATGATTATAATTACTGGAACATGGAGGCTTTAAGGGCTTGTTATGCTTTAACCGGTAATACTGGTATGTGCGAAAAATGCACTATTAAAGCGAATTCTTTCGTTGACTATTTTGGTAAGAAAAGAGCAATCGACAAGCAAAAGCTAAAATCATTTATATTAAGTGGATATGAAATAAATAAAATTTACAGCGGGTTAATGCGCGCTGGTTACTTTTAACGGACAAATCAAATGACTAAACTAACAAAACAACTCGGCTTAGACCTTGGCTATCACCGCAACGTGGCAGCCGATTTAATCAAAAGGGGCGCTGTCGTTATTGATGGCGTTGTATATGCGCCGGTTAAGAAGCGGGTGAAGAAATGAAATCATTAGCAAAAATTTTAGGCATGATTGCCATGGCATATTTAGCATTTGAATATGATAGCGTTCTTTGCGGTATTGCATCTTTTATGTTATTCGTTAGCGTGTTGGAGGATTAAATGACAAACACACAGCGACACATTGAAAAATTATATATAACGGGCAAAACGACGTTTCGTGATGATCAGTTACTGCAGAAGGATTATGTTGTTAAGATGAATGATTTGGTGGCTAGTTGGGCACTGGTTAATGTGGAATTAGTAGAACAACTTCTAATGATGGGTGATTTTTTAAACGCTAGAAATTCTTTTGATGAATACGCCACCAACGAACTAAAACAACTTTGTATTGATTATTATGGGGATGAGTGATGAACACTAGATACAAGTTTTTTAAGTGGCTCAAAAAAATAGCTGACAAGGGGATGAAGGATAATTATTTAAAGCCTTATGGCGGCATGAATTCATGCTGCACTAACTGCAAAGAATGGGAATCATCAGGAAACTTTATAACCACGATACCACTAGAAGATGGATCAGACGAAAGAACTTGCGGCAAATGCGGCCATAAATGGCTGGCAATATTTACACCTTTTGGATTTATACCAATCAGTGAATTTAAGACTATAAAATCTGGTGCAATGGGTAAGGTAGAATAGTTGCCAGTCAATATACTATCGCGCTATACTCTCAACATCTGCGCAGTGCGCGAAATATAGGAGTGTAGCCCGTGGCTAGGCCGACAGATTACTGCGAGGAGATGAACAAAAAAGCCCTCGATTATTTAGAGAATTACGAAGAAGTCCATGGTGATTCAATTCCAAGCGTTGCAGGGCTTGCAGTTAGCCTTGGAGTTGCTAAGTCTACCGTGTATTTATGGAAGGGTTTGCATGATGAATTTTCGGACACGCTTGATAGAATAATGACATCTCAAGAGCGCAAAGCGCTTAATAATGGGATAAATGGCGTATTTAATGCAACTATAACAAAGCTTGTGCTAGCTAATCATGGTTATAGCGAAGCATCTACTATACAGCAAAATCTAACAGTCACAGATGGCGAAACACTAGCGGAGCGCCTAACTGGTGGTTCTAAAAGGTAGTAATTAATCCTATAGCGTGTTAATATATAATTCTTTTTATGATAACACTGCGAGTATATAGTGAGAAAGATACCTAAAGATATGACAGACGGGTCAGTGCATATTCAGAGAGATGGTGTTGCAACTGTGGTTAGATATAGCAACACCAATGAGGTTTTAGTAAGATTTGATAATGGGTACAAGGCAAAGGTTCAGGCTGGACACTTAAGAAAGGGAACTGTAAAAAATAGAATGCTACCCACAGTTTTTGGCGTTGGATTTATAGGAGGTAATGAATATAAATCATGCAGCGGATTAGGAGGTGTGCACTCCAAAGTGTATCAAGACTGGATTAATATGTTGAGTAGGTGTTACAGCGAAGATCGGCTCAGTTTATTCCCGTCATACGACGGGTGCACAGTAACAAAAGAGTGGTTCAACTTCCAAGTTTTTGCTAAATGGTATTTTGAAAACTACCCGAAAGACGGGCTTGACTATCATTTAGACAAAGACATCTTATCGAAAGGAGTAAAAGTATATTCACCAGAAACTTGTTTATTTATAGCTCCTTTTGAAAACTACCAAAAAGCCCACGCCAAAGAAACGGTGCTAACTTCTCCAGATAAGACAAATAAATACATATATAATATTAGTAAGTTTTGCAGGGAAAATAACCTATCGCAGCCAGCTATAAACGAAGTTACACTAGGAAGGCGTAAATCCTACAAGGGATGGTCCCTTGCAAAATAATCATGAAAAAGCAAAGAGGTATTTAAAAGATATAAATAAGCTTTCAATGTCGGAGCTTGCTGACGCGATGACATATAAGTGGTTTAGATTGTCATCGCTTTATCACATCAAAAATAAAGACGGTCAAAAAGTCTTATTTGAGCCAAACAACGAGCAAGAATTGTTTTACATTGGCTATCATGGCCGCGACATAATACTCAAAGCTCGTCAACTTGGTTTTACTACGTTTAAAATGATTAGCGACTTAGACGATTGTTTGTTCACAACAAACTATTCCGCTGGCTGTATATGCCACAATCTTGAAGATGCAAAAGACATATTCCGCAATAAGATTAAGTTTGCTTATCAGTCAATCACGCAATCACAGCGTGAGCTATTGCGCTCAATCGGGTACGAATTACCCAAGCCAGTTAACGACAAAGATAACAGTTATGTGTTTGATAACGGCTCAAGCATTAAGGTTTCAGTAGGTTATCGTGGCGGAACATTACAAAGCCTGCACGTTTCTGAATTTGGAAAGATATGCAAAAAACACCCGGATAAAGCAAAAGAGATTGTGACCGGGGCATTTGAGGCAGTTGGCCTAAACGGTGATATTACCCTTGAATCAACCGCAGAAGGACGCGAGGGTTATTTTTACAACTATTGTACCAATGCTAAGAAGATAAAAGACCAAAGCAAAACACCGTCCAAACTAGACTTTGCATTCCACTTTTTCCCCTGGTATTCAACGGCTGATTATTCACTCGACGATGGCGAGATTGCACACGCTCTTGAATCCTATTTTGAAGAGCTAAAAGACAAGTACGATATTGAGCTGACAGAAGGGCAAAAATGCTGGTATTCTGCTAAGTGGGCAACGCTTGGTGATGATATGAAGCGCGAATACCCATCAACGCCAGAAGAAGCATTTGAGCAGTCTATCGAGGGCGCATATTATGCCGTTCAGTTCCGCTCGATATACAAAGAAGGTCGAATATGCAAAAGCCTTAATAACGACTCACCTGTCTATACCGCTTGGGATTTAGGCGTGGGGGACTCAACCGCAATCTGGTTTTATCAAAAGATTGGTAAAGAAATACACCTTATTGATTACTATGAAAACAGCGGAGAAGGACTTGAACATTACTTCGGCATACTAAAAAAGAAAGGGTACACATACAAATATCACTACGCCCCGCACGATATAGAAAACAGGGAGTTTGGCGGAGGCGGATTAAGCAGAAAGCAGATTGCTGCAAATGGTTTTATTATTGACGGACAGCGATTTACTATCCATTTTACAACCGTTCCAAAGAAAACAATTGACTCAGGTATTGAGGACGTAAGGCGCTTATTACCTAGCTGCATATTTGATGAGCGTAAATGCTCACAAGGCATTAAAGCGCTTGAGTCATACAGAAAGGAATGGAATGATAAGTTAGGCTGCTGGAGGAATAATCCGCTGCATGATTGGTCATCGCATTGTGCTGATGCGTTTCGTTATCTTGCAACGGCTGAGGCTGGTATGATGGTTATGGCTAAAGCCCCTCGCGCTGGCTAAATTGATAAAAATATCATGCAAGACAAAAACCCAATTATAGCGCCACAAAAAGCGCCAAAGTAGAACGACCCGTTTCTTTCGGCTTGCGGCTCAGGGGCAATGTACCTTCCCAATTTTTAATATGCACAATCTCAGGCTGCATAGCTAACAACCGCTCATACTCTTCAAGCGGCATTGTTATTGTTTTATTGCTCATTGTCTTCTCCTAATAAATAATCATCAAGGCTAATGCCTGATGCTCCTGCTTTTAAAAGCTCAGCCTTTATAAATTCAATCTCCTTTTTAATTTCATCTTGTGCGTTTAGCTTTCTTATTAACACTCTAAGCACTGCTGCATTAAATGTTTCTGCGTCCATCGTTAATGCTCCTCGTTCACATAATTAATAAGCGCCTCAAGCGATGATGCGCAATAGGAATAAAATCCATTCTTGGTGTCTGGGTATACCTGAATGGCCCATACCTCATCTAACTCTATTGCCATGCATCTTTCAGCACTGCTTACCCATTCGTATAAATGATTATCGCTGTCCCACTCAGATACACTCAAGAATATGTCTTTGTGGTCATTGTGTATAATCTGCAATGATACAGCATGCTTTGGTAGTAGCTTTTTAAATTCGTTTATTGTTTTATTGCTCATTCTCAAACCTCCTCAATATTTCAACAGTATCTTTGTCAATGGCAACCATGTCATCAGGGTTTAGCATTGGGTTTTCAATGAATTTTACGCCTGAATATTCATGGACCTTATTTTCATCTTTCGATAGTTGATGTTTTATTTTTGCGAAACAGCTTGAACCACAAAATATTCTACCGCTCAGCTGTTTCACTCTCAAACCTCCTCAATAATCCCATTGACCATAAATGTTTATCTTTACGCGCACCTGAATTGCTTTTGTGATGCGCACCATCGGCAGCGGGGAACTTGCCCTCGCTGACTAATCTGCTAATGGATTTTGTTGTGCAATCCATTATCTTTGCCAAATCCTTTGATGTAAGACGCGCATCGTTTGGTAGATTGCGCGTCCAGTGAGGGAGGGTTAGATTCATTTACTGTCCACAGTTTTTACAAATTGATTCGTCATGGATTAAATGACATGCCTTATGCTCGATTGGTAAAGATGATTTTTCAACAAGTACATATCTATCCATGTTTTCGATTAACCAGTTTTGCAGTTCGATATCACCCATATCCAGCAAAGTTGATAAATATATTTTTTGCATAATGATACCTAGCTAACCTTAACGGTTAGCCACCTCCTCAGCCATGGCTGCACAAGCCAGCTTAAAGGCAATTTCCTGAGTTTCATAATCTTTGCCATCAGTTCCAGTAATTAACATGGCTGCTTCAATTGATTGTTTTGCTAAAATATCCATTGTCATAATCTCTCTCACTTGGTTGTTTTGTTTCAGTGATTGTATTAAACCACACTTTTATCGTTTCACTGCTCCGACCAGTACTGTATAATCAAATAATGACCGATATATCAGAACTACAGCCGCACATCGTCACAACAATAGACGGTAAAACGCACATTATTTGCATCGCCGACATTCGCAGACTAGCAAACGGTGAATGTTATCGCGGGGATGCGCAAGAGATGATAAGATTGTTAGCGACTATAGTAAAAGACTTGCGTAATTAATCGCAAAGAACTATGATTAAATTTCTAGATATAACCGTCGTCCTTTTTTGGGCGTGATTGCAAAATAAAAAGCCCGCTTAATTGTGGGCTTTTTTCTATCTGTGTTATTATTTGTTAAAATTAAAAGGATGAGCGACGGATGAAAAGAAAATATTTATTTGATATATATGATTTAGACCTTTATGTGGTTTCAACCGAAGAAGAATCAAACAGGCTGAGGAAGATGTGCGGGCTTGATAAATGGGATGCTAATTCACCTCACTGTTGGACAGGTACGACAAAAGATAAAAAAAGAAGGGTTGCTACAATATGCTTGCCGGAAAACAGCCTAAGGCACGCATGTCATGAGTCTATTCATGTGGCATTTGATATCCTTACATACATTAGCGTATCGGTAGGATATAAACATCAAGAAGCGTTATGCTGGTTTGCGGATTGCATATTTAGTAAGTGTGAAGAATTCTTGAAAATGGCTTATAAATAAATATAGTTAAGGATTTGAGCGGATGACCAATATTATAAAGTTTCCAGAGATACGTGACAGAACAGGATACATAATAGAAGATAAAGAAAAAATTAACGGCGTCTACGTTGATGGGCTATGCGCTGCTGTATGGGATGATACAGTGTGTGTAGGTGGAAAAGGCAATCGTGAAATAACTTATCCTGTCATGTTGAGCAAAAGTGACATGAGTGAATTCTGCATTATGTGGCTTGGGATATTTAACCCCGAAGTATTGAAAGAAGATTAAATGAATGGATTTAAGCGGATGAATAACACAACAAGACTACCAGTTGAGCCGAAGTACAGTAAAGAACAAGAGCTTTACGCAAGAATAGAATCACTGATTCACGAATATAACGGCGAACTATCTTTAGTCGCCACCATTGGCATTCTTGAGTTAGCCAAGATACATGTCATGGAGTGTGCAAAATGAACTATACAGGATATGGTAAGACATTAATCGTGCTGGCTATAGTTTGCGCGTTATTAGGATGGGCAGTAATTGAATTATTTATTTGGTTATTTTCGTTTATCACGATAAGTATTACTTAAATGCCCCTAATCAATGACCTCGACCAACACAGCATCTACATCGCACGAATAGCAACACAATTGCTAAACACGCAGATATACCCGTCATACACGGAAGCTTACAAAGCTGTGCGTCTAATCCTTCTCGACGCTGAAAACATTGGCGGCGTGTCGAAGCTGTCGGCAGTCAATCGAGCTATTGCAAAGGCGATTCAAGAATCCACAGATAGCGCTTGGCAGACATCAACAGACGAGCTAACAAACTTGGCGGTCTATGAGTCTAATTATTACGCCTCGTTGATTGGCGGCTATGCTGACGTTAGATTGCGCACACCGCCACAACAACAAGTAAAAGACTGGATGAATAAAGCGTTAATGGCGCTTGAGTCTGGCCAACGTTCACAGGTTGGCACATGGGCTGAATATGTCGATAAAAACAAAGGCTCGTTTATTGACGCTGTGCAAAACACGGTTAAAAAGGGCTATATAAACGGCTCGACAGTTAATGAAATGGTCAACGATTTGCGCCCTATGGTTGACGGGATATTGAAGCGCGATGCTGAGTTTTTAATAAGAACGGGCACGGCTTTTTATTCTAATCAAGGGCGGCAACAAATGGCTGAACATAACAAGCATTTGATAGCGCGTGAAGTGCCGTTTATCCAATTTGACAATAGGACATCGAGTATTTGCAGAAGTATCGATTCACACTATCATGATGGCTGGCCTTTGGGTGAATCACCAATAGGTATGCCGCCGTTTCATATAAATTGCCGTACAGTTATCTTGCACCTAGTCGAAGGGCAAGAAATGCCAGACGGTTTACGTCCTGCGGTAGGTGGTAAAGATACTAAAGAGGCGCGTGAGAAATTCGAGAAACGCGAAAATAGGACGGGCAAAAAACCGAAGTATAGAGGGCGAAAAGATTTAGACACGTTCGACATTGACAGGCTAAAAACGTCTACCAAGTACGATACATGGTTACGCGAACAACCTAAGTGGTTCGTTAATGATGTATTAGGCGCGACTAGGACAAAGTTATTTTTAGATGGCAAATTGTCGCTTTCTTCGTTTAGTGATATGACCCTGCGCCAACTAACAATCGATGAATTGAGAGTTAGAGACGCAGAGGTATTTAGGCGGCTGGGTTTGTAATTAATATCCTGATTAGCGAGTTTGCAATGGTTTTTTGTATTGCGCATTCAACTGTCATGCTTTCATTTCTGGCTTTCTCGGATTCTTCTTTAACTATTTGCTGTATTTCCTCTGGTGTAATTATTTTCATGCTTTACTCCCAATATCATTAATATTGATCCTGAGCTTGTAGATTACGTCTTGATTATCCCTTCTTTCATGAGGTGTGCATAACGGTTCTTCTGGGCAATTATCATTAAGCGCGCATGATTTACAGTTATCATAATCAGTATGTTTATTCATAACTGCCTGATACTCCACGCCATCTACTTTAATTATGTTGTGTATCATAATTCACCTCATTAATTATCAATCCAGCCATAACTATACGTTAATTTTTATTAGAATTTGGCAATACCATCTACCACCTGAACTTTGAGCTATCGCAGTAAACTTGTATATGCCTCCTCTCTTCACCTACATTTATTGTTGTTTCATGGATAAATGACTTTGGAATTACCCTTATAAAACACCTCCAAGTATGTATCTTTGATACATCGCCTCGGTGCATGTCGTATTGGGTGAAAGAGTGCCACTTCTTGCATTCTTTTGTATATTCCTTGCCTGTTTTCCTGTCTTTATATACTGTTAAAGGCTCGCCGCTTATCCACATATACATTTTTAAATCAGATCTATTCCCTTTGCATCGCTCACCATTTGAGTCCCTTGGTAGAAAATCATAATGCCAGTTTGGTATGCATGGAAATGAATCAGGCATTAGCATATGTACCTTTACATCAATTACATATTCTGATTCGTCCATTTCTAACATTGGCCTCACTTCATCAATTATGCTTTTTAACTCTGGCATTATTTCTAATGTTTTATCAAAAGAACAAAGCATTACGCCAGCTTTTGATTTACTAAAGTCTATATCTTTCATTTTAGTCATCCTATTCAATTAATCTCACATCAACTATACACGAAAAATAATTGATACTGGTCTTACCAGTAACCTTTACGTTATACTAAACAAAATTATCAGGGCTTTATCATGACCACG